GAACTGCCGAGCCACCCTCTCGTAGTCCTTCTCCTGTCGCTTCAGCTCGATACGCTCGGCAACGGCGTCTTTCAGTGTCTTAGTGAAACCGGTACCCACGTACAGAGTCGGTGGCGACATGTCACACCCGCCCGCGATTTGAATGGCTACGCCGGATTCGAGTACGGCGTCGCGCAAGCGGTCGTGGCGGGCCTTCCAACTCTCCATGGCATTGGTCAGTCGATCTTCGTTGTCACTCATGGTGTTCCTTCGATGATTTGGGTGGTGTGGCCCGCTGCCTGCAACATGCGGTCCAGCAGGTTGGTCGGGTTGTGGCAACGATCGGCCATGGAGCGGAGGGCGATCGGGTCGAGGGCATCGTTCGGGGCAACCAGGTCGACGACGTCCGCGCACCACCGCAGATGATCGGGGTTGGTGGCATCCGGTTCAGGCAGAGACGGTTTCTCAGCGATCTCGTCGAGGCGGGCGCGCTGGAACTCCTTATCCCCCATTGCCCCCATTGCGTCAGCCATCATTCCGCTCATGTTGGTTGTCCCGCTTTCTGTTCGAGGTTGGGGGTGGTCATAGCCCGCCCCCGGGATAGATGAGTTTCGCTGTGACGCAAAGCCAGGGCTGGTAGATTTATCTGGGATTGCTCTCAGCTGTTGCCTCTTGTTACCCATCAGGGTGTCACCGCCCCGCCTGCGTAAGCGGTGACACTCGGGAAACATCTTGTTGACCATTACGTCTCACGTAGGCTGCCCACGCGTCGGTGGTCTCGACGTATTCGATCACCTGCGCTCCTAGGCCCGTCCTGGGCTGTCCGTCGAGTAGGAGGCGGACCCAGTGGGCGAGGGCTTCCCATCCGATAGCTTCTTCCGGCGTCTGGGTCATCGTGGCGTCGGGTTCAATACCGGGCTGAAGATTCACCAGTTCAGCGATCTGTTCCAGAATCTGTTCGGCGGTCATGAGAGCCTCCATGTCGGTACGAACGCTCCAGCGATACCCGAGTCGCGCAGAATCTGTGCATCGTCATCGCCGTAAGCGACGAGCACTGATGGTGCGCCCGCTTGCCCGCCGCCCCTCGATCTGTCGGGCAGACTGCCATCAGGATGATGAAATATGATGCGGCGGTGAAGGAATAGGACCGCCGTTGCAGCATCCCAAACATGCTGACGGAACAAGGCTGTCTCCGTGCGGGCGAAGATTAGAGCAGTGCCGCGTCCGTGAAGAGCCATGCGCTCCAGCCAGACACCGATATGCTTGCCATACGGCGGGTTCAGCCACACCCTCCCCTCCCACATCTGCATGAGCCCATCGTCCGGGAGGGTGATGTGGCGACGGGCTGTTGGCCACAGCACGGGATCGGGCGCAGAGCACGGATCGAGGTCAAACTCACCGAGCGCGTCAAGAATCCGTCGGGGCGTCAGCCACACGTCAGTCGTGATCCGGTGTGACTCATGTGCCCCATAGGAGCGCGCTGTTCTCGCCGTGCTCGTCATTTCAGGCCTCTCCTAATCGGTGACATGTGATGCCTTGCTTCCATTCGGTCGCGCTCTTGTATCCGTCACTCATGGTGTTCCTTCGATGATTTGGGTTTCGTGGCCCCGCTGCCTGCAACATGCGGTCCAGGAGGTTGGCGGTGGTCGGGTTGTGGCATACGGTGTGCCGCCACAGGCCGTCGAACCACCACACGTAGAGGCGGGTCACGACGAACCGCCGACGTCTGGCTCGCTGATGGCCTTGCAGAGCAGTTCCTTGTAGACCACATCGCGAACCGAGTCGACGAACATCCGGTACAGCCAGTCCAGTTGCCCGGGATCGGTTTGCTTACAACGCTTCTGCGTGCAACGAGGAAGGCAGTACTCGGCATCGAATCTGCTGATGGCGGCGGCGTTGATGGCCTGCTCGATCCGAGGCCACAGATCCATCTCTGCGGCACTCACGACAGGCCGCCGTCGAACGTTTCGCCTGGGCCTTCGAGTTCGTGTTGGAGCCAACGCCACCGGGCCTGCAATTCGCGTGCATCAGCGAGGGCATGATGTTCGGGCATCGGTTCGTCGCTCAGGACGAAGTCGGGGAACTCGGGGCGCCCGGCCTGCTCCCACAGCTGTCGAAGATCGTGGGTCCACATCGGGATGCCCTTCGGCAGGCCGATCATCTTCCCCCACAGTTGCGCCAGGACTACGTGGTCGTAGGCGGCGTAGTCAGCCCACAGTTCGACCGGGGTGCCGTCGTTGTTGCGGATGCCGGTCAGGAACTCGCGAACCTCGTTGGCAATCACCCACTTCGGCTTCACCTCAGTCGAACGCATGGAGATACCACCCCACGAGTACTTCCGCTTGTATCCGAAGCCCTTGTTCTCCTTGACCCGGCCAGTGCTGTGGGTCGGGAGATGGCGCACGACGTTGTCCATCATCCAGTCGTCGTCGCGCAGTCGATCCCACGGCGCATCAGAGTTGACGGCGTAATAGGTGGCTTCGTTCTCGGCGACGATCCCGATCGAGATCAGCTCGATCGTCTTGCCATCTTCAAGAAACTCTGTGTCGTACCAGAACCTCATCTGTCACCCTCGATCTCAGGCTTACGCATGGCGGCCAACTTCACTGGCCCGTCAATGAACCGGCGGCAGTCTCTGCACTGCAGTCGCCATCCGCCGACGAAGTTGATTTCGTCGCCGTAGATGGGACGGAGTCGAGAATGGGCGCAGTGGCGTCGATTTCGGAACCGCATCAGTACACCGCCCCGGTGGTGGTGTCATGGTGGCGGTCGACGATAACCAACATCCACGGAACAACGAGCGGCAACAGCCGATGACCGGTGTACATCCCAGCCTCACTCAAGACGACCGAGTACTGTGCGTCGATGGCGTTGAGAGCCCCAGCCTTCCGCCGATAGCCTTCACCATGACCGAGGATCGTGTGGTTGTTCGACTTGCACCGCCAACGCCACTCGGGCTCGTTGCAACCGCACACGCACACACCCGTGTACACCTCGATGGTGCCGCGATACCGGGCCGGCGTGGAGTCGAGATCAATCATCACTCGCCCCGTCCTCAAGCAGCGCCCGCAACTCGGCAACCTCAGCCGGATCGGACTCGCCCAACTTCGACAGATACTCAAGGGCTTTCGCTTGATCCTCCGAACTCAAGCCCCCCGCCTTCACCTTCGCCCCAAACGACTCCGGGATCGGCTTGAACGACACCTTCAGCGGCTCCACCACGTACGGGGCTCTCTTGCCGCGGGTGACTGTCAACGGCAGCGTCAGCCGTTTCTCGATGTGCGACATGGCCTTGATACGCACACCACCCACAGCCTGACCACCCCACTGCACCCTGCGGTCGTTGTAGATCGCGAGCTGGCGACCCACATACACAGAGGCGTCCGGCCCCCACGCCTGCACAATCACCCGCCGCATCGACTTACACGGCCGGTACGCGCGGCCCGGGAACTCGGCGAGCTCGAAGTTCACCGGCTGCTCGGCGTTGCCCTTGCTTACTCCGGTGATCGTCACGATGCGCGGCTCTTCGGTCAGGTCGTCAGCGTTGACCTGCGTCGAGTCCGCCTCGATCGTCTTCAACATGTCCACTTTTCTCAGTTCCTTCCTGCCGCAGCCAGGCGTCGCTCTCGCCGCCTGGTGCGCCGACATTCACGGCACTCACGGGAACCGGCCGTGTTCACATACGTGTTCAGCCGGTCGTATTCATGCCCTTGGGGGCAATGCGACTTGTTCGCCATGTGGTGCGTGCCGTGGCGAACTCGGTCGAGCAGGTTCTCGGATCGGCTACCCCATGAGAGGTTGGCTAGGGTGTCGTTGGCGGGGTTGCCATCGGCATGCAAAGCCTCGAACCCTTCGGGCGGTGGGCCAACGAATGCCAGGAGAACCAGGCGGTAGACCTTCGCCGTGGACTGCTTACCGTCCTTCGAGAGCAGCACCCTCCGGTGCCCATCCGGATCAGTCTGGAGGCGGCGGACAACGCCCTTGCATCGCCTGCCGCGCATGTCCTTTCGGTCTACAGACCGGACACGCCCTAGATCGGAGACCTCATAAAGGCCCTCGTAACCGGGGACGGACCTCCACTGCTCGCTCATACGACGATCTCCTGCTCGATGATGCGTTCGGTGGCTGCCAGTTCGGCGGCGTTCTCGTGGTAGATGCGCGCCAATTCCATTGCGTTGTCCTCGAACCGACGGACCGCTTCGACGATCACACGCTGCCACTCGACGCTCGGATAGACGCGGCGGATGAACAGCGGCATCCCGGCACAGAAGCTGACAAAATCGATCCACTTCCGCCCGGACACAAGCAGTCCGGCCTGCAGCTGCGGCATGTGCTCCGGCGGCACCGTGTTGGCGATGATGGTGTTCATGTGCGACTTCGGCCGCGGACACTTCACTTCCAAGAGTCCCTCTTCACCGACCAGCCCATCGGGGCTGTACCCGAGCTTCGCGCCACCGAGGGTGCGGACCATGAACCCCACTTCGGACACCGCCGCTTTGGTCTCGGCGGCGTACAGGCTGCGGGCGATCGGCTCATGCTCGATCCCACGAAGCATGTCGTCCGACACGTACGTCGGGTACGACCAGCCCGTGATGCGTTCCGACACCAACAGCGCTGTGAGGCTGCGGGAATCGTCGTTGCTGGCGACCTCGAGGATGGGGGCCGAACTGTTCCGGCGTGCCTCTTCCGCGCGCTCCGGATGCATCGTCTTGATCGGCTGCCCCTTCTGCCCGAGACACGCATCGTTGGCGCGGGTGTGGCATTTCGGGCAGTCGAAGTCGATCGCCGACAGCTTCCGGCACGTGATGAGTTGGCCGACAACACTCGCGGTGACGATCCCGCGGCGCTGCTCAAACCACTCCTCCGAACGCTGCTCAATCTTCTCGTGAACAGTGAGGGTCATCGGTCGTAGTCCCGTCTGTTGATGCGCAACCGGACGCGGTCGAGCGCGTCGGCGAGGCTGGTGGATTCCTCGGAAACAGATGTCTCCCAGGACATGAGGTCGGTGAAGTTGGAGACGGACACCTTGTGATGCATGGTTCCGTCGGGGTTCTTCCAGTGGCTGATGCCGACGATGGCGTCAACGTCGGGGTCGGTGATGGTGTCGGACAGTTGCCGCCAGGCGCGGCCGATGGTGTCGTCGTCTGTGACGGCGTGGAGATGTCGCGCCGCTGTCATGACTCGCCCGCCTTCTCTGCGCGGCGCCGGCGAATGTCCTCGGCACGCAACCCGGCGACCCCGCGCGCGCAGTGCTCGTGCATCAGGACGGTCTTGTCGTAGGCGATCAGATCGCCGATACCCCACCAGCGCTTGCACGCCGGGCACTCGCGCGGCCACTTCGCCGGAAACGACCCACTCATGCCGCCACCAGCCTGAACCCGTCAGTCCACCTGGTCGGCGCCGAACGGCCCACCATGTGACACAAACGATCCGCCGTATCCAAATGCGCGAGGAACGTGTTGCGGTCCCCGACCCGCGCTGGCTGCCAACACACCGGACAGCGACGCACCACCGGCGGCTCCTCGTGTTCGGCGCTCACGGCTGATCACCGCCGTCCACGATCTCCCCGCGGTCCACCAACATCGGGTCCCACCGATTGAAGAACGCCCGATAGATGAGGTCACCCAGGATGATGACCGCGGTCACCACACCCATCCCGCATAACAGCACCGCACCGGCCGCGTTCATGACGCCACCCGCTGCTGCTGCAGAGCCCGGGCCGTACGCGAATGCCGCGACAGACCAGACGGATTCGGCTGATCGAGATCGACCGGCTTCTCGTGCAGACGATCCTTGATCGCCGCAACGTCGTCCTCATCCAGCAGCCACTGCCGGCCCACCCGCGAACCGATGCCCTTGAACCGGCCACCCTCACGCGACAGATGGTGCTTCACATACCGCGGCTTCAACGGCCACAACTCCGACTCACACAAATCGTCGACAGGTCTACCAATCACGCTGCTACTCCTTCACGTTCGACGAGGACCGCAGTCGCATTCACGAGTTCGGCCATCAGGGCGAGTGCCTGGTTGAGAGACAGATGCAGGTCCGTGGAGTCGTCGCCCGGAGTGACGACCGCGATCGACTCGACACCCTCAGTCGATTCGCCGACGCCGACGTAACAGTCACCGTGACGGGTCGCGACCGGGGTCGGCTCGGCATAGAAGGCGAAGTGGCTCATGCTGCGCTCCCGTGAATGCGGCGGTGGATGAGCTCGACACCACGCGGGAGGATCTGCAACGTGTAATGGGTGCAAGACCCCCACTGATGCTCGACAACCTTCTCCCGGGTCTGGAAGTGGTGCGCGTACTGTGCGTAGAAGTCGTACTGCGTTGCGCCGCACTGTGAGTGCTTGACGAAGATCAGCTTCTCGTCGATCAGCCAGCGGCGGAGATCCTTCTCTTTCCAACCCAGGATCTTCGCGACCTCACGCACCAGACGGGCGCCGCCCTGTGCGAGGAGGTAGTCGTTCGCGAGTTCGGCCTTCGGTGTGAGCTCTGCGATCTCGGCGTCCTTCTGCGCGAGCATGTGCTGGGCCTCGATGACCGCGTGTGCGAGGAGCTTTGGGCCGGCCAGCGTGGGCGCCGGTGTCGAGTTGTAGGAGCCGGTCTTGCGGATCTCGGGGAGGACGGTGCCGGTGATCCACCGACGGAAGGCAACCGCGTCGGGCTTGTCGGACCGGATCACGACCTCGTACATGCCGGCCTCGGACACGATGGTCATCGACTGCGCGCCGCCAGCGGTCGGAAGGGTGTACGTCTGGCGTACCCCCTCATCGAGGCGATCCGCGACCTGACCGGGGCGGCGAGCCAAGCCGAGGACGTTGCAGAGGTCGGCGAGGACGAACCACGGCTCGCCGGCGACCATGACGGTTCTGACAGCGGCGCCGTCGTAGGTGAAGGGCACCACCGCGGATGCCGTAGGATTCTGGGACATACGAACTCCTTTGCAGTTCGTCTTGGGCCGTCCGGTGTTCGCGCACCGGGCGGCTTCTTCTATTGCGGGAGGTTGGGTCCCGCCCCGGCTTCCCCTCCACCTATGAGCCCGTAGCTCTGGGTGGCGACCGGGGCGGGCTGCGCAGGCTCCTGTGAGAGGGGGTTGGCCTGCGCGCTCCCGCACTGACAGCAGCCAGCACGGGAGTGGTCAGTGAAGTCCGCGGTCAATGCGCGGACGATGGACCGCGGCCGAACTTCGATGTCCCGCAGGCGGACAAACCCGCGTTCCCTCGAGCCGTCAGGGGCCTCGAAGACGATGTCCACGAGCCCGTCGAGGTAGCCGTTGGACTCAACACCGAGCACGGGGTACGAGGCGCCAGGGCGGGGGCGCCACACCGCAGACGTCACGAGTCACCGCCGAGGATGCTCCGCAACACGCGCTTACCCGACGGTGTGAGGTCGCCGTGCGTCGTCAGTTCGTCGAGGGCGGCTTGTGCCCGTTTGATGTCAGCGCGAGCCTCGTCCCTCTGGCGCAGGGTCCTCGCTTCCATCTTCACGGAGTAGGCGTCGGCCTTGTATTCCGTCTCGGCGATCAGCCACTCGGCAATCTGTTGCGCCCGGTCGAGTTCGGCGAGGAGGCCTCGTACGAGATCGGGTGCGGCGTTGTGCGCGTCCGGGATTGACTGGTCACGGTTGCCGCTTCCCGACCACAGCGTCAGCGGACCCGGCCACGTGTCGAGCCATTCGCGGGCGACGGTCTTCGTATCGTCGGTCATGACTTGTCGCCCGCCTGCTCGGTGCCGCACACCCAGTGCGAATGGCAGATAGGAGTGCCGCGGTCGTACTGCCACACCGATTCCCGTTCCCACCGGCCACCACACTTGCCGCCGTGTTCACACGGCCAAGTGATCGGACGCTCAAGACGCCCACCACTCGCGTACCCGGTCATGACGACGCCGCCTCGGGATGCCGGCGGGCGTCGCGACAGTCCTGGCAACGCCGATACGGGTGAATCCCCGGCTCGCCGGCGTCTTTCGTGAACAGCGCCCACTGCACCGCGAAGAGCGTCGGCCCAGCCGCGACCCGATGGCATGTCGAGCACTGCACTGAGGAAATCGACTTGCCTGTGGCGTCCGTCTGCCAGCCCACGACGCCGGACACCTTGCCCTCGAGCGTCGGCAACGGTCGGCCGGGATCGCTGAAGGTCAGTAGCTCTGCGGTAGTCACGATGCCCTCCGGTTTCCGTCACGCGTTCCGCGATACACCCGCGGCACGAAAAGAGCACCATCGTCCACACCGAGAGCCCTCTCAATCGCGACGCCCCGAAGCTCGTTCGTGGACTTCGCCTTACCGCTGCAGAGCTGCCCGATGAGCTGGCGAGAGATCGAGGTCGGCACGTCACTACCGCGGCCCTTGCGTCGTTCGGAGCGTGCGATCTTCCGCAACTGGATGCTCGACTCGTCCGCCAACTCCTCATGGGTCACGTCGGCGCGGCGCATAGCTCGGATGAGCATTTCGTGGTCGCAGTCTGCGTAGAAGTCGCGAGAAGTGGCGTTCACCCCTACCCCTTCCATGGTCCGTGTCACGCGTTCCACGTTACACGACTAGCGAGCTACCGCAAGAGGGAATCTGAAAGAATATGCAGGCACGACGCTTGACCAGCAATAACAAGCGGGTTGTTCCTAGCGGCTGGTGCTAGTTGCGCGCTATTCGAACACGAGCATCGAGAGGCATGGTGGGGCTGTGAGCGAACCGAACCTACCGCCCGAACAGTGGCGGCCCCTGTTTGACCGGGCCAACATTGAGTTCGGGTATCGGCCGCTCGCAGCACGCGCAGGCATGACCCACACTCGGGTGCACCGACTGATACGCGGCGGCGGAACAACCGACGCCGCGATCCAACAGGTTGCCGATGCACTCGGAGTAAAGGCGTCAGTGATCCGCGAGTTGCGAGGCGAGCCGGCGGTGGAGCGGGAGCCGTTCACCCTGCCCGATGACGCGGGCAGGCTCACCCACGATGAGCGCAACGTCATCCGGGCCATGGTCCGGGCGCTCCTTGACGCGAGGGACCGCCATGTCACTCAACCTTCCGATACGCCGGCCGAGGAACAGGGAACACCGGGCGCGCCGCACACGGACGAGAAGACCCGGGGCGACGACAAGGTCACACCCTTGCGTCGCCCAGATCAAGCCCTCAAGCCTGAACGACCCGAGGATGCGAAGGCTGCACGTAAACGTGATCCGCGGTTCCCGCCGCAGGACCCGGACGCCTAACTTACACCGATGTAACTCCAGGTCAGGACCGTTTCTGTCAGACCTTGATGTTCTGATTCGGACATGAACTGGCATCCCTGGCGGTCGGCCCGCGATGACTACCCGCACATCGCGATCGACTGCACACAGCGACTCTCACCCGGAACGATGGGCCTCAACGGCGAGCGCACCATCTGGATTCACCGCGGCCTCACCCAGGCGGAGAGACGGTGCACCCTCACCCACGAGTTGCTGCACCGGGAGATGCCGGACGCTGACGAGGAGACGATCGAGCGTGAGACGGCCCGCCGGCTCATCACGCTGCCGCAGTTGGTGGACGCGTTCCGGTGGCTGCGTCACCCATCACTCCCAGATCTTGCGGACCATCTATGGGTGGACGAGCAGACAGCCTGGACGCGAATGGAGAACCTGGACCCGATCGAGGTCGCCGAGATCGAGGCGGCCACAGAGGGCGACTGGTCATGGAGCGCGGTCGCATGACCGACGACGACAGACGGATGCTCGACCTCGCGGGCGCGCGCTGGAACTACGCCGGCAGTCTCGAGCAGACAGTGCGTGATGAGTTCGGGATCAGCCTCACTCGGTTCTATCAACGGATCAATCAGCTCATCGACACAGAGGAGGCGTTGGCGTACTCCCCGGTGGTGGTGAATCGGTTGCGGCGGCTGCGAACTCCGAGGCGTCGCTAGCCGAACACCTTCCCGATGGCAGCGGCTGCAGATTCGTGCGACGTCCGATCCAGGTGTCCATACACGGAAATGGTGACCGTGATCGACTCGTGGCCTAGGTGGGCTTGGATGACGGGGAGCGGGACGCCGGCGGCGATCATCCAGCTGGCGCAGGTGTGGCGGAGGTCGTGGGGTGAGGCGTGCCAGGCGGTCTTTTGCATGGCGACGCGCCAGCCGCCGTCGTAGAAGCGGCTGTAGGTGACGCGGTCGCCGAGTTTGTTGGTGAACAGCAGCTTGGTCTTGGGGCGGTCGAGGTCGAGTAGTTCGATCGCCTGCGCAGGCACGTTGATGGTGCGCCTGCTTGCACGGGATTTCGGGTAGGACAGGCGTTTCTCGGTGGTGCCGGTCCACTTCCAGGCTTTGGAGATGCGGACGACGCCGCCGGTGTCTGTCGGGGTGATGTCGCCGACGGTGAGCGCGGTGGCCTCACTGAAGCGCATGCCGGTCATGACGAGCCAGGTGGCGAGTGGCTGCCATTGTTCGGGCATGGCTGCGGCGAGTTCGTAGAACTGCTCGCGTGTCAGGAACACGGGGTCGTCGACCGGGTCCTTGCGTGGGAGCCTCTTGCTTGTGAGGTCGCACGGGTTGGCGGTGAGTCGGCCTTCACGGACGGCCCGGGCGAGCGCCGCAGACAGGAGGCCGTGCTTGTTCGCGATCGTCTTGCCACTGTTGCCGCGGCGCTCGAGCTCGCCGATCCATGAGGCAATGACGGTTTCGGAGATCCCGGAGATCGGGAGCTGGCCGATGCTCGCGAAGTCGTTGCGCGCGTACGCCTTGTAGCGCTTGATGGTGCCGGGTTCGACACCGGTCAGCGAGTCGATGTGGTGTTCGAGCGCTTGGGCCAAAGTGGTTTCGTCGCGGTGGGTTTCGATGATGCCGAGGATCTGCATCGCGCGGTCGTGGCCGAACTTCTCGACGTTGAGTTTGTGGGTGGTGGCGGCTTGGATGGTTTCGAAGGACAGGCGTCGTTGGCGGCCGTTGTGGCGCCAGGCGACCTTGAAGACTTCGGTGCCGTCGGCGCGCGTGGAGGGGTGGATGGACGCCATCAGTCGATGTACTCCAACTCTGCAGCGAGACTTAGGTGGACGTCTCCACGGCGCGGCCCCAGCAGTTCGACAACGAACGCGGCCACCCCTCGGTAGAGCCCTACTGCCCCGACCTTCCCGTACATGTCGGTGCCTGAGACCCGCACCCGGTCGCCGGGCTTGAACTCAGGCATCGTCCACCCGCGCTTCGAGTGCGCGAATGCGGGCGACCTCGTCAGCGTCGATCGTGCCGTACATGCGGAGCATAAGACCGAGGGCTGCAGGAAGATCGACGGTACCCTCGTCGAATGTTTCGGACAT